ATTTGAACGATGGCTTCTGTATTGTGTATCATAATATAAGTTTTACTTATTATCATCAATAACCATACCAGAACTTAATCTTTTTTTCAATTTTTTTAAATCTTTTATGATTTTATCATAATCAATATCAGATGAAAACTCGCCACACTGCGGCGAGTTTAATTGTTTATCAATTATCTTCTTAATCAATTTTCCAATAGTTTCATCCATACCATTCACATTAAAATGTGCAGATAATGTGGTCTCCAAACTCATCATCATCATAGTCAAAAATCGTCTCGTTCATATCTTTTCGGGGGTTAAACTTATAAATATATCTGACCACATATTTATAATTAAAATAAACAAAAAAAAATTTAATTATGTCTTACACAAGAGAACAGATTGAATCAGCACTTAAATCAAAAGGGTATAAGTGGTTTAACGATGATGCAAATAAATCTTACGATGTCAATATCGTTGGTGTTAGAAACAATTCACCATCAGTTGCTAAAAAGGTAACTAACGTATTTGATGACCATATCACAATTTCATTTAAAGATGAGAAAGGTGTTTGGCAATTCTATTGTTGGAACGCAACAACTGACCCAGGTAAAAAAGGTGTTCAACAATTTCACAATAAAAAAGGAGTTGCAAGATTAGTACCTAATCAATATCGTACAACTTGGGCGGTTGATAAACATCAGGGAAAATATGACGCTCTTTGTCAAAGATTAAACATGGTTGAGGTTTGGAGAGATGCCAACAAAGATTTAATTTTTGAAGAAACTTTAAAGGATAAAGGTATGTTCGGTATTAACATCCACAAAGCTGGTACTGATTCAACTTGGGTTGAAAATTGGTCTGAAGGATGTCAGGTATTCAAAAGAGTAAAAGACTTTGATGTCTTTATGTCAATCTGTAAAAAAGCAGCTAAAATTCACGGTAACAAATTCAGTTACACATTATTAGAATCAACAGATATCAAATAACTAAAAACCCCCAATTTAGGGGGTTTTTTTATATGTTTAAAAATTCCGTCACAACATAACAAGCTTGCCACTCACCATCCATTACCAATGGATAATTTTCAAAGACATCATCCATTTCAAGATAGTTTAATTCGTGTTCTTCATAAGAACCATTAAATGACTCACTATAAGACCAAGGTAGTTCATCCTTAATATTTAACTTCCCAACAATCTCATTATCATTTTTTTTAACCTGATACATATCAATTGGTTCAACGTAATTGATTATTTGTATAAAGTCACCTTCAATATCAACACCCCATCTTTTTGGTTTTATATGGACTAAATCATAAACTTTTTCACCGGTCTCAGAATCGGTATAAAACCCTGATTTTAATTCTTTAGTCTTTTTTAATGTGTTAGTAATTTCAGTTTTTAAATTATCACCACTACCAATATGAATTTGTTTAGCATCAAGAATCATAACATTTTCTGTCATACCAAATGTCCCTAAACTAAACAACCTATTGAATTTTTCAATTTGGTCCAATAATAGTTGTTCTAATGTTATTTTAGTGTATGATAAATCATTATTGTTTATGATATTGAAAACTAAAACTTCATTAACCGCATTAGCCTCCTTCGCAGATAATATACGTATTAATTCAAAGTTAATACCGTGAATATTTTTTCTCTTATTTACTTTATTGAAAATCTGTATGTATTGTTCGTTTTCCATATCTATAAATATATTATCCTTCAAATATAATAATTTTAATCAATAAAAAACCCCACCTTTAAAAAAAGATGGGGGAGATATAATCTTATTGTGTCGAAAAACAAATACCAGGTTAGATGAGTTTTAAAGTTTAATGGTTGAACTTTGAATATTTTTGATAGTTGAACTTTGAGTCGGCATCACATTCACAAACATCGAACATCACTGAATGTCTAGTAGTAATATATTTGTTAGTCAACAACAAGTCCGATTATATTGATGTCGTCGCGTTGTGAGTATCCAACTCTTCTTGCAATCTCTCAATTTCTTCTTCAATTGATTTAACTCTCACGTCTCTCTCAACAATTGATAGTTCCGCAGTTTTGATTGATGGTTCCGTTCTTGAGTATCTATCAGATACTTTACCTTCACTACAATCAATTTGGTTAAGTTTCTTAGCCAAAGATTTCAATTCTGACAATCTAAAGATTTTGTCGTAAACTCCAATGTTCGCTCTATGGATTTTTGTTTTAAGGTCGATTAAACCTTCTTCCAATGTCATTATGTTAGACAAAGCATCAACTGTTGAGTAAGGTCTAACATTACCCTCATCAATTGAGTTGTATGAGTACACTTTTTTAAACTCATCCTCGATTGCTTTAATCAATCTATTCTTTTCTTTTAACGCTTGTTTGATTGTCATATTACTTTCATTTAATTTACTCTATAATCATATGGAATTTATTTTAAGGTGTCAATAGATATTCTCGTAAATTTTTAATTCTTTCTTCAAAAATATCCAAGAATAAATCACGAATCTCATTTATTATTGACTCATCTTTAATTCTGAATAAAGTTTCTAAATAAGTAATTAAGTGATAACCTGCAGGCATTCCAAAATTCCAAGAATATTCTTCCAACTGAAGTTTTAAATAATAATCCCTATTCACATCACCTTTTAAAAATGGATATTCAATCTTGAATTGGATGAAGTTAAGACCTTCGTAATTTACGACCAACTTTGTCTTATCAACAAGTAATTCAGCTAACTTATGTCTACCTTTCTCATCCATAAAACAAAGATATAAAAAAACCCCAACTTTTTAAAATTGGGGTAAAAATTAAATACTATGAAAAGTTTATTATTCCAAGAATTTCAATTTATAAATAGTCGAATAAATTAATTCTTGAGCGGTGTCAATCTGATTTTGGATGAAACTTTCCTTAACCGATTTTCTTGAACTCTCAATTGTTTTATCTAATTTCTGTAAGTATTCAATTGCACTATTAACACTTGAATAGTTATCGTAACCATCACATTTGTAATTCTCAATGATTCCGTGTTTACCTTGATAAGATTCAACCAAACCGTCAAAGATATCAACAACACCATCATAATAATCATTTAAGGCTTTATGAACCGCAAACGATTTAGTTTGTAAATGATAAATATGAATTTGTGTTCTTGAATGTAATAAACCTGACACTAACGTAGTAAATGAACCATTTTCTTTACCTTCATTATTATCATCATTTACTTCATCTTTATCTACTTCTTGTTCAAATATTCTTTTATTTAATATTTGTTTTTTAGTTAAAATTTTATCCATTTTATAAATCTTTATTAATAAATATGTTTAATATCCTTATTTACCATATTTAGCCGATAATATTTTACCATCAGAATCAATTTCATTAACAGTGATTAAATAAGTCTCAGACAATTCCTTATCTGATATAGGATTATCGTTTGTTTGTAATACATACCCTTCAGACAAACAAAACATTTTAGCATTTTCTAATGTCATCCCAATAATGGTTTCAGGTATATTAGTTTTAAATCGTTTTACTTTCATTGAAGTGACTTCTTATTTGTTTACCTAAATCCATATCATTAGGTGTTGATTTTACAATTTCTTTAAACTTTCTACGTTCTTCAAGTATATCTAATAAAATAGTTTTAAACTTTTCATTGTCTACCGTTTTATTGATACCATTTTCAAATAACAAATCAAGTTTGTCCATTAATTCATTTTCCATATTATATATTTTTAGTTATTAAATCTTTATCGTGTATTATTACGTCACTATTTTTACAAGCGTTTCTAATTTGGGTTTCTAATCCTGGCACGTCTTTATAAGATAATATACCTTCATTTTCAGGTGAATAAACATTATCAACCAAATATTGAACTACTGTATCATAACCCATCGTTACGAATCCGTGTGCATAACCTCTAGGGACAATTAATTCATCATTAGATTTCATATTAAACATATGTAGTTTCATATACTCAGGAGATTCCTTTCTAATATCAACAACAAAGTCAATTATACTACCTGTAATCACTTTAATTAGTTTGGCCTGAGCAAACTCCCCAACTTGAAAATGTAATCCTCTCAGTGTGTATTGTGTGGGGTTAACACTAATGTTTGATTGTAACCAATCTTTCTTCAAAATATCTCTGATGTTACCATCATATTTTAACGATAACGGTGCAAATACACCTCTATGGTCTCTAAAAACCTGATTACTTATAAGTTGAACATATTCCATAAAAAAAACCTTTATCCAAAAATAAGATAAAGGTTTTACACTATCAAATTTTTATTAACTAAAAATCGTCACCAAATTCAATATCATCATCATCCATTTCTTCATAGTCTTCCTCATCACCATAATCTTCATCATCTTCACCCTCACCATTTGTTTCATTCATTATGAAATCAAATACTTGGTCCATATTGTTTTTAGCCTCAGCAATATGGTCCTGAGCCCAATCGTGACCGTTTTCTAATATCTCACTAATAGTTTCTTCATCAATCTCCAATAACAACTCACATTGTCTTTTAATTTGTTCTAAATTACTGAAGAACATATAACGAGCGTTATCGTGATTACCACCTTCATTGATGTTAGTTTTTAACTTACTAACCAATTTTTCTAACTGTTTTTCATTTATAATAATACTACTCATAACCGTTTTTATTTATAAATATCATTAAATAAAAAAAGGGAGACCGAAGTCTCCCTTTGGGGCCGCAAAGGCACATCCACCACTCTGTTATACGACACAGAGAAACGTTATTCGTTGTAACCAACAGGTGTTGATTCTTTGACAGTTTCAGCAACCACTTGTTCTATTTTGTGTTTACCTTCATTTGAACCGTCAAAATATTTCTTTAATGATAAGTAAGTATACACAACACAAAAACATAATAAACCTATTAACATTTTTAATATTGTCTTCCAAAATTTGAAAATCATATACCCTCCAAATCCTACTATTGCTAATGTTGCTAATGTCTGTGAATCCATATCCGTTTGTTTTATATATACAAATATAAACAAAATATCAATTAGACAACATCATCCATTAAATATTTTTTTATTTATGGTAACGACATCGTTGTCGTTACCATTGTGTTATTATTATTTGATATTCAAGAATGTTCCTGTTCCACCCGCGACTGTTGAAGGTAATTGACCATCCCATTTTTCAATTTTCTTATACTCAACATACAAAGGTGTTAATTTTTGTTGTGTTAGTTCCATCGCTCTTGCCTTAGCGGATGCGTTGATGACAGTCTCTGCGGAGTCAGCTTTTGCGACCGCAACTTTACGTTGTCCATCAGCCTGTGCTGCGATTGCCTGTTGTTTAGACGCTTCAGCTTGTTGGATAGCCCTTGTTTTTGCGATGATAGATTCTTGTAATGCCTCAGGAGGTGTAATGTTAGTTCTCAACTGAGATACGTCAAACCATTTAATCAATCGTTTATTACATTCGACAACGATATTAGATTCGAAGTTTTCACGGTGGTTAAAGATACTATCGACAGACCAAGTATTTGCTACGTCATTCACCGCTCCGACGATTGCGTTTTTCAACCATCCTTGTTCAACCTCTTTAATCGGTAATCTCAAGTTTTGGAACATATCCCCAACTGTATTAGATTTCAATTTGTAGTTAAATGTAGGATTAATTGTTGTGGTAAATCCACCCTTAGTGATAACCATTTGGTCACCATACTCAATGTGTTGTTGGAACACAGGGAACTCATACATTGTTTCAGTCCAAGTATTATAAACAACCCAACCTGTTTTGTATTCATATTTTGACACACCACGAGCATCACCTGTTAAATTAACTTTGATACCAACATTACCTGTATCAACTCTTTCAGTTGAAAATGGTTGAACTAACGAAATGATGATACCTAACACACCAACTATAATTCCATTTCTTAAACTCACAGTATCGTCATTTGAGATACCTTTAAAAATCATCACACCTGCGATAATCAAACTCACCACTAATAAAATAATTGTAATCATTCTTTTTCTTCTTTAAAATTAAATAAATTTATAAAATATTTGGCTATTGTTTTTAATTGAAACACAGTGTAAAATAACCCAAAAAACACTGTAATCATTTGTAAAAACACCGGACACTCTCGACTGATAACATATTCAAATATTATCGTGAGAACACTGATGTAGATTATTGTAGAGGCTAGTACCAACCAACCATTACTACTTAAATTAAACCATTTCATTTCATAACTTAAACTTTTTATTTGTTAATAATATTACACTTTATATTTTAATATGTCAATCAGATTTTATTCATCCAAACATAATAATTTGTTTGGTTACTTGACCCAGGTGTGATATCCACAAACTTTAACCCCTGAATATCCCCACTCTTTAAATTATATTCATAAATTGTACCACTTAAATAACCCCAAGGTGTTCCCTTCATTGATAAGTTAAACCCACCACCTGTATAATACAATGAATACCCTGATGAGTTTCCATTATATTTATACACGGTATTTGTAACGAATTTTAACGTATCATAGGTTGTAGTTGGATTTCCTATTCCCCCAATCCTTATCCCCGTTAAAACCCATGTTGTCCCCTTTAATGTCGGAATTGAATCCGTAATAGTATCCGTAACATATGGATATACTATAATAGGTTTATTCTCTTTTGGTTGAGGGTTTTCTTTATAACAAGAACTCACCCCCAACACCACCAATAATATGTAAATTAATCTAATCATTTTGTTACTAACGCTTCAATTTTACTTTTAACGTGGTCAGATGAGGTGTACTCAGTCTTACCTGTATTGATAATTGAATCAACTAAGTGTTTATAAGGAACGTGAACCAAGAAATCAGTTCCGTTGAAGAATGTTAAATCTTCTTTAGTCACCAAACATCCGTGAATAGCTTTAAGGAATAATTTGAACTGTGTTGCATCAATGAATGTTTCATTTAATACAACTCCGAATTTTTCGTGTTCTACTTTAATTGTGTGAAAACTATTAATAACCATATCGTAAATTTTAAATGTTCAACAAATATACTAAAATTCTGAATTCTTGTGCTTAGTTTTTCTGTAATATTTTTTCTTATTACGATATACGTTTGGTCTTGTCGCCATCAAAATCTCTTGTTGTGTTATCTCAATTGTTTTCATCGTTCTTTATTTTTATCAAATATACTATTTTTTTACAATCTCACAAAATTTAAATGAACCTTCGTTAGCAATATAATATTCGAAAACGAATTCAACTTCATCACCCTCCTTTAAATTATGTTCAATGAAGGGGTCAAGTATATCATAACTATAAAACACTTTTTCAACTTTACTACCTCTTAACTCACCAAATATTTTCTTCGGTGAATGTTCAACCATTAGTTCACCATTTTGGTGGATTATTTTACCTTTTAATACCTTTGTCATAAACCTCGTTTTAAATCTCTATTTATATCTCGTTCTTTAATTGAATCTCTCTTATCCCACAACTTTTTACCTTTGGCCAACACAATCTCCATCTTAATTAATCCGGTCTCATTACGATACAATCTATACGGAACAATCGTTAACCCATTAATTAATTCGTTCTCAAGTTTACGTAATTCTTTCTTCTTCATTAACAATTTACGTTCCCTCATAGGTTCGTGAGCGTACGACACATTTGAACTAGCAATGTTTAACCCTTTAACATATAACTCACCGTTTTTAAAATAACAATAGGTGTCAGTCATTGAAACTTTGGAATCACTGATTGATTTAACTTCCGAACCCTGTAGTTTAACCCCAACGATAAATGTCTCAACGAAAAAGTATTCAAACTTTACTTTCTTGTTAACTATGTTCACTTTTGATTTCATAGTAACAAATATAATTAATTTTATTTAACCTCACAATATTTATAGATATGAATATTCGAATTAATAATAACAAGTTTGTTGTAAAAACAATGATTACCCCCAAGGATAAATCAAATGGTATGATGGGGAAAAAATTCACATCACAAAATCAAGGTATGTTATTTTTAATGGATGATACCGACCATTGTTTTTGGATGAAAAACTGTATAATACCTTTAGATATTATCTTCATTAAAGATGGTTGTATATCAAACATCCACCACAATTGTCCCCCTTGTAAATCAAATGATTGTGGAAACTATTGTGGTGAAGGTGATATGATTTTAGAAGTTAAAGGTGGTACATGCAAACGTTTAGGTATTAAACTTGACGACCGAATAGAATTTTAACCTTCTTGTATTTTTTGTTGTAATACTCTTACAAATTCATTTTGAATCATTTTGGTGAACTTAACAGATGGTGAATCTTCTTCACTTTTTTGATAACTACCACCACCAAAAGATTTTTGAGGGTTTTTACCTAAATAACTAAGACCTGATATATTTGTAATACATTTATGTCCACCACTGTTTGATTGTATTATATCCCAAGCATTAACAGTAACTTTCTCCAATAATGATTTTTGTTTATCACTCAAACTATTGTATGGTTTTTCCATAATATTACCAATAATATTTAGTAATTCAGGACCTTTACTTATTTTACCAAACTTTTCACCATATAGAGCTTCAAAATCTTTAAACGTAAATCCAACAGATTCAGGATTTAATTTGTTTTCAGAAACCCACTTAATAGTTGATAATGGTACTTCTCGTTGTTTTAAAGATGATTCCCATTTAGATAATACCTCATCTTTAATCTCACCTAAATTAACCCCCTTCAACGCTCTATCTTTTTTAAATGGGTTACAAGAAGCCTGAACTAAACCTAACGGCCAAGCAATAACAATAAAGTCAGCCTCAGGATTGTTTTTAAATGGTGTATACCTATCGTATGAACCAGGTTTCATCATATTACCACCACCGTATTGAACGATGATATTATCCATAACTTTAACGTTAGGATGATTCTTCATTGACTGAACGTAGTTATCTCTATTTTGTTGTAAAACATCTGTAGATGCAAACCCTTTATCTTTCATTATTCTCTTAATGTTAGTTAAGATATTAAGTAAAGATGGTGTTGATTCCATAACCAATTCTTCTAAGAAACCTGGTTTGTTTTTAAACGCTAATAATAATTTATTAATTGTTAAACCAAGTGCCATTTTGTTTTTTGGAACTGATTTTTCTCTATCTAAGTTGAAGATGTAATTATTTACCTCATCAACTGTGATATCATTTGGTGCGAAATTTGCCGAATCAACTGTTGAGATTAATAACAAATCATCGTTTGGAAATAATTCTTTCGGTGATATTGATTGTGATATAGTTTCAACATTAGACCTTGACGACCTAAAGTTTGTTGCGGTCCCCGATTCAACACCCGCTTGAGTATCGTGGTGGTCTGTGTGAATAACAAACATTGGTTTACCGTGAGCAAAGTCAACCAATACCGGCATAACATCACCACTACCTTCAGGTTTTTTAATCGACCATTCTTTATCACCATATTGTATTACCTCACAATCAACCGTTTTAATTCCGTATTGAGCCAAATACTCTTTCATCGCAATCGCAGTTGTAACACCATCTAAATCTTGGTGAAAATATATCTTAGCCTTTTGGTATCTATCAGCAATTTTATTAATATCTCTAATACCTGATTCAGTTATCATTCTCTTGATAACTTGAGTTAATTCTGATTCTGTTAATTTTACTATTTTTTTCATTATTTAAACAAAGGACTTAAAAAAACTTCTAATGGGTTTATTCCCGTAATATTTTTGGTATCAACACCACCATCAGATTGTTGTTTTACCTCACCCTCACCTGAACCAAAATCTTGACTCCAATTTTGTTGAGCTTCACTTGTCTGATTATATTCTTCAATTTTATTTGAAAGTTCAGGGTGTTTCTCCAATAATTCATCAGGTGTTGTTTTAGTATCAACAATACCTAAGAAATCAAGAAATCCTAAATACCACTTAGTTCGTCTCATTAATGACCTAACAGCCGGATTACCACCAAACGCACGAGGCATACCCGCAGCAAATTTATTCCACATAGGGACATCTTTGGAGAATATGTATTTAAAGTATTTGTTTTTAACACCACCATAATCCCTAAAACCTCTGAACGTTTGTTTTAAAGTTTCTTTTTCAGTTTTAGCTAAAGTACTTCCCACTTTCATTTCTTTCCCTGCGGTTACAAACAAGCTAACAAACTCACGAACTAACTTAATAAATCGTTTAATTGAAGGGTGTTTAAGTGCCGCCTTATCTAAAATTTCAAGTAGTTTAGCACCCCAACTTGGTGATTTCTCAACAAACTTAGCAACCACACCACCTGATTTACTAGCAGTTTCGGCTATCTTAACCGCGTCACCCGCAACTGTCGCAGCTCTAAATGCTTTAATACTATCACCACCAATTTTTAATAAACCAATAATAGGTTTGGCTAACATATCACCGAATAAAGGTATAACCGATATCCACGATAAAATCGCATACAATCTATCACCTTGAGACCAATAACTAAGACCATTAAAAAAGTCAACCGCACCTGTTGGGTCAATAACACCAACAATATCAAATAAGGTATTCCATCCTGTAGCCTCATTAATTACCTTAGATTTTTCAGGATATACAACTTTTAGAAATTCAATTGCGAATCCTTTTTCAGATTCAGTTAAACGATTCCAATGTTCATTTATAATTTTTGTTTGTTCTTCAGTGTAAATTTTATTAACAATACTTTTAAATTCGTGTTTATTTATAATATAATGACTCATAACATTTTTTATTATAAATATTATGAAAACAAAAAAAGGGGAATTTTTATTCCCCCTTTTCAAATTCTAATTCTTGTTGTTTCTTTTGGTCCACAAATCCTTGGACTCGATTTCTAGCAATCTCAGTATAATTAGGAGATAATTCAATACCCACCCATCTTCTATCTAATATCTCAGCCGCAACCAAACTTGTTCCTGAACCTGCGAATGGGTCCAACACAACATCATTTTTATATGATAATATTTTAATTGCTTTCGTTGGAATGTCCATTGAGAAAGTTGCTTTAGTTAACGATTTAGTGTCCGCGAAATATTTCCACTGACCAAAAACTAATTCCATAAACTCTTTCTTATCCATTTCATCATAGACAACTTTTTTCTTTACAGTTCCATCTTCTTGTTCAATCTCAGTTGGAACACCTTTCCATTGTGGTTCTCCCTTAACTGTTTTAATATGTTTGTGTTTGTATGCTAATATAACACACTCCTTTGGATTATATATGTAAGGACTTGAAGGGGACATCCAACTACCCCAAGCCGTTGTTTTACTTCGATGAGGTGAATCTTCTTCCAAATCCACAATCCCAAAGAACTTAAAACCAATTCTTTTCATTACCTGATAAACCTCAGAACAAAAGAAAATTCTACCACCTTTGTCTTGTCTGTTTATTTCATAAGGTATGTTGATAGCAATTCTACCATCATCCTTTAATATTTGATAGGCTTGTGTTAACCACTCCTTTGTGAATTTCAAATATTCTTCAATATACATATCGTCATCGTGGACATCATAAGCGACACCTACTCCGTATGGGGGTGATGTTACAATCAAATCAACCGAGTTTATTGGCATATCTGACATAACATCAATACAACTACCGTTTATAATTTTTCCAATATAATTTTCCATACTTAATAATAGATTTTTTAATTTGATATATCAACTACCAACAAGTAATTATAACAACACCATCACCACCTTTTCCGCCAAGACCACCGTTACCGTTGTATCCACCACCACCGCCAGCTCCACCTGAACCGTAAGCACCATCACCACCATCACCACCGGCCCTACCCGCAGTTGTACCTGAAGCACCACCACCTGAACCACCTGTGAAAAACATTGGATTTGTATTACTTGAATCGTTAACTACAGTATTCATACCATACCCACCATATCCATCAATAACAGTTGCAGAACCTTGAGTTCCCGCAACAATACTTGGTATAATACCAACACCTGTAATACCACCACCGTTTCCTGATGTACCT